ACTAAAAAATGTTTAGCTGGAAGGGGTCATAATGTTATCAACTAAAACAGTACAACAAGAAATAAATAGACTTTTATTAGAATCTAAAACTAACAGATGGATAGTTTCTAATGAAGCGCCATACTATTATGATTTGTGTTCGGTGGAAGATAAGACAATAACTTTAGATGAATTCTATAAGTCTTTTCCTTATCATAACCCAGATATAAATTGTGAATATTGGCAAACTCAACATAACAGATGGAAGGAAATATGGACACAAAACAAGATATAGTAAATAAGTTAGCAAGTAATTTAAGATACTTGCGCCACAACACACAAGTTGAAGAACCAATGACTGGTAAAATTAGATTTATGTCCCAAAGACATTTAGCTGAATTTATTGGTGGAAGCTGCGAGCAGCAGATTTCTAAATTTGAATTAGGAACGAATCAAATGTCAGCTAGCCAGCTTTATAAAATAGCAAAAGTATTTGATGTTTCGGTTGATTCAATGTTTGAAGATTTAACCAAATCAGAATACAAGAAAATACTTAAATACGACATATATGCTTAAACTAATATTCATAATTATTCTATTTATTGGATTAGTTTACATTATGAGTAAAACTTAAAAGAGGGATAAAAATGGAAGAAATAAAACTATACAATGGTCAGGAAACGCTTTTCTTTGACTCGGTTCTCCACAAATACTTTTGGAATGAAGAACAATTACCTAGCGCTACAACAATTTGTAAATTATTAACTCCGGCAAATGTTATTGGCGCTTGGTCAGCTAAGGTTTGCTCTGAAGAATTTAAAAAATTAATTAGAGCCGGCGTTACCTATGATGAAATAGAACTAGCTAAGATTGCAGACCAAATTAAAAAAGCACCTAATCAAACAATGGGAGATGCTGGCTTAGTTGGTTCACAGGTTCACAACCTTATAGAAGAATATATTCATAAAGGTATAGAGCCTGAAATACATAATCCTGAAATAAAAAAATCTTTTGGCAAATTTAAGGAGTGGTACGATAAGCAAGAAGGCTTAGAGATTCTTTTTACTGAAAGAAAAGTATTAAGCAGAATTAATAAGTTTACTGGAACGCTTGATGCTTTATTTAAAAACAAATCAGGAGAACATATTATCTATGATTGGAAGTCATCATCAGGAATAAGAGATTCTATGCTTATTCAAATCTATCTTTATAAGATTGCGATTAAAGAAGAACTTGGAATAGATGTAAAAAAAGGAATTATAGTTAATTGTACCAAGCAAGGTAAATTAAATATTAAGGAATTTCTAATAGGAGAAATGCAGGAAGAAGCCGCTATATCCTGCCTAAAAATATATAGCTGGCTAAACAAGAAGGAGAAGTAATATGCCTAATATAAGTGGAGTAGTAAAATTTGTTTATGACAACCGATTGATGAAAGATGGTAGTCCAAACAAATATCCAAATTACACTTTTGGAATTAATGACCAGAAAATAGTTCTTTGGTCAGCAATTAAACCTGTGTTCTTAGAGAAGGGTAAAAAGCTGAGTGTAGCAGTCCAAGCCAGTAAAAAAAATGGAAGTTTATTTGTGCAAACAAAGCCAGATAAAACTCCAATGATGCAAGAACTGCCTAATGACAATGCACCTGATACTAGCTTTAATCCAGAAGAACTAGAATCACAACTGCAGCAAGTAGCAAAGGAATTTGATGCTGAATTAACAGTTGAAACAAAGAAGCCTTTTGACAAAGATGAGTATATGTGGACTATGGCTTTGGCAAAAAGTTGCTTGGAATCAGGCTCAATAAATGTTACAAAAGAATCTATGGATTCGCTTATTAAGGATTTAAAATATCTTTACCAAGTGAACTTTCATAATTCTTAGTTGTTAGTTATTTTTAGTGGCAAAATTTTAAATCATTATCCCCTTTTATTTTGCCACTATCCCTTGATTTCACATATATAAATGGTATATATTTTAAATGTTTGTGAGGGAGAAAATTCTTGAGTGTACAATTAAAGTTAAAGAACTTTTTGACAAACAAGAAGATGCTCTCAAAAATGAATGTGAAGGAAAGATTATTTCTGTGGACTTACTAAACAAAAAGTTTATTAGAAATAATATTAAACTATTTGATGACACAACAACAAGTAGTTCAAAGAATCAGGGACAGAAGTCAGAAACTTCTTAACCTTGAACTAGAGTATAAAATGAAGTTAGAGAAAGCAAAAAAGTTAAAAGAACTTCTAAACTCTAGATATATCTTTGAATTTGAGAAATTACTTACTAAGTAGGTAATACAACTATAAATATGTAAAGGAAGGTTATGGAAGATTTTGCTCTAAAAAACCCTGACGATATAAAACAAGAATTAGATACTCTTTCTGAGGAAATGTCTCACGCTCTTTATGACTTTAGACGCTGCGAAGAATTTCGCAAAATAACTTTTAGCCAATTAACTCTTACAAATAAATTAGAGAAAAATTGTAGCGTTGCAGAAGCAGAAAAATGGGCTTATACTTCTAATGATTACAAAACTATTATAGAAGGATTATTAGTGGCAGAAAAAAACTATTCAATAGCTAAAGGTAAATATAGTAACTTACAGGCTTGGATAGATTTGTATAGAAGTTGGCTAGCCACTAATAGAGAACTGAGTAGATGACAGATGTTAAAAATAATTTCAATTATGCTGAAAGCCGCTTTATTGATTATTGCAATTCCGTTGGCTATCTTTTTCGTCGTCTTGGTTATAATTCTGTTGACCCTAATAAATCAGTTATTGAAACTAATATACCTTTGTTTTCCAAAATACCAACAATCGCAAAACTTACAGCAGATTTTTTCGTATATAAAGCTGCGACAGAAACCAATAAACAAGAACAGTTCTTCGTTTCATTAAAACAGTCTAATAAGATTAAATTAAGAGATTTAAAAAAGTATATTGTTATAAATGAACTTTATACTAATTACTGGACTAAATTTACTATTTGTTTTCCACTTAAAGATAAAATTCGTTTTATATCAGTTGAGCAATTATTAAGAATGCTGCCGGATTCAAAGTTAAAAACTTTCCAAAATGATGGAGTAGAATACTTTGAAATTAATGTATAGTATTTGAATAATCATAATCTGAATCTTCAAAATCAATAGGCTCAGATTCCCATTCAACAGCTAAGATTCTAAACTTCTTAACATTCTTTAATGACGTTAAAAAAATATTAAAGTTAGCATTATTAGTTGAATCTAAAAATCTTACATAAGACATATCTTCAGTCATATCGCCATTCTTTACAAAATGTACTGCACAAGTTATGAGCCTTAACTCATTCATTTTTTGAAGACGTCCAGTGTGGGCTTTAATCCGTAAATCGCCGAGAATATACCAACGATTAACCATTGATACCAGCTAGGAAACTTTCCAAAATAGTCAAAGAATAAATCTAACTTTGCTTTTATGTTGGCATCATCACTAATGATTGCATAAGACAATACGACAATAGGAATGCAAACAACAAATAATACTATCTCATCTTTAAATGATTTGTCTTGGTCGTTGTAAACTTCTCTTTGATATTCAATTTCCCCACGACTCATTTTCTCATAGTAAAGTCTTTCAGCTTGAGATTCTAAAAGTTCAGATTCTTTTCTGTTCTTATAGATATCTGCGCCAATCTTGAAAACTGTAGGTATGATGTTCCACCACATATTAATCTACTGCGCAAATGTTGATTTGACCAGTTCCATCTCCACCTTTAATATAAGCTATCTTCTCTCCTGATTTGAATGAAAAATAATTCACAGAATCTTGGGTTAGCATAACATCATTTTCAGTTGCAGTTGGATTACTTCCAAACTTAATATGAGCGTGTGTTCCTGATATTGATATTCTTACAATGCCTGAACCTGTTATAACCGCTGATGATTGTGCTGATGTAGCACCAATAGTATGTGTTTCTGAGAAATAGTCTGGGTCTATCTTGTTTATTACGTAAAATGCCATTTAAACTCCTAAAATTTACCTATTTAAACCGACAAATTACCCCTAAATTTTAACAAGTTAGGAAATTATAAGTCGTGTCTTATATTAAAGCCACAATGCCTTAAAATAAGCTATAAATCGTTTTAAATGATATTATCTACTTTTAGTTGAATCTATTAGTAGTTCTATGTAGTGTTTAGCCTTTTCCAAGTCTTGTACACCACCCTTCTCTTTAAACCTTAAAATGTACTTTATGATATTACCTTCACAAAATCCAATATTATTTTTAACTATAAACTCAACTGGTTGTATTTTGTATTTTTTATAGTGGCTTCCACCAACTTGTTTTTTATAAGACTTCATAGACTGTTCTTCCATTAGCTTTGTATGCTCTTAAATACATTTTACGATTATTACCTTTGTTGTAAGAGATATGAACCCAACCTGAATTAGTTTCTTCTGGTTTCCAAAATTCTAATATGCACTGGTCAAATTCTAAATGATTAACAACCCAGTCAGCAAGTTCTTTATTAGGCACTCCTAGAACTTCGCAATCAACAGCTTGACCAAGAGTATGTTGTGATGTTGTAGAACTTCCTATTGCTTTGCATAATTCAGGAGAACGATAACCAGAAGTTATTTTGATATCGCCAAATTTATTTATAATTGGTTCAATAACTTCGTAAATTAATGTTTGTAGATTAATTAAGATTTGGTCAGTTGGTGTATTATCTATTCCAAGTCTAGTTGCAGTTTCAGAAAATAGTAATTCTTTTAAACTAACTTGCCTATCCATTTGCCATCTCTATTTAAAACACAAGGTGCTAACTTTGGTTGTGAATCTATTATTAAACCAGTCCCTATTATAAATCTAGTTTTAAAATTCTTAGCATATTCAAAAGCTAAAGATTTTTGGTCTATTAAACAACCAACTTGCATACCCCAAAAAAGATTATCAGGATTAGCCCAGTATTCTATTTTAAACTTAGTATGAAAATGTCCCTGCACACAATTCATTCCATTTGTTTGTGATACTTTTAAAACATCAGCAGAACGACCATGAGTAAATAAACATCTTTGTTTGTTTGGCAGCGTTAAAGTTAAATCATCTACCCACTTCCATTTTTTAGTTCCTAAAAACTCGCCATATTCTTTTAAATAGGCTCTTGGCATTCCATGTTTTAATGCTCGTCTATAAACCATTGATGAGTGG